AAATAGGAGAGTACCTAAATGAAAATAGGAATTAGTAATATGAGTTGGGAAAAAGAAGAAAATCTTTCTGTATCTTCTTTACTTAAAGATGCTGGATTTGATTACATTGAATCTGTATATAGCAAACTATCAAATGAATTTCCAGTAAAAGCAATACAAAGTATATTTTATGATTCTGGAATAAACAATTTAGATGATCCATATTTGTGTGCAAAGCATGTTAGTAAGATTGTCAAAGATTGCGAAAAGAATGGAATAAAAATAATTACTTTCGGTTCCCCAACTATGCGGGTAGGAAACAAAAAAAAGATGCATAGATTTCTTTTTTTAATAAACAGCATACTTGAAGGTAAAGATATAAAATTTTGTGTTGAACCAAATGCCAAGTATTATGGGGCAGAGTATTACAATACTTTAGAACAAATAGTTCCAGCTTTAAAAAAGTACCCAAATTTAACATCTATGATAGATGTAGGTAACTCAATTTTAGAGGGCAAAGATCCAATAAAAGAATACGATAAGCATAAAGACTATGTTTCTCATGTTCATTTTGCTGCCAAAGATTTATTTGAAATATCTGACTATGAATTATATGTTAAGTTTTATAATCATTTGATAAAAAATAATTTTAAAGGTTTTGTCACTTATGAGTTTAATAAAGTTGACAATTTTAAAGATAATTTATATAATTTTATAAATACAATTAAAGGAGAAAAATGAAAAGAGTCTTGCTAACAGGAGCAAGTGGTTTTGTAGGCAGTCATGTGCTTCGCCATATTCTAGTAAATACAGATTGGTTTGTTGTTTGTCCAACAACCTTTACGCACAAAGGATTAACAGATAGAATTAGAGTTGCATGTGAAGGTCTTGACAATGCTTATAGTAGAATTAAAGTAATTAAATGTGACCTTACATCACCAATCTCGCCCATTACCGCTCATGAGTTTGGAAAGATTGATTATGTAATTAATGTTGCCAGCGAAAGCCATGTAGATAGAAGCATTGAGTATCCAGCTCCTTTTATTATTAACAATGTAGCGTTAATTTGTCATTTGTTAGATTGGGCAAGAATTGCACAGCCAGAAAAAATTGTTCAGGTATCTACCGATGAAGTTTATGGTCCAGCACCATTAGGCTATGCACATCGTGAGTGGGAAGATCAGCATTTCCCTAGCAATCCTTATTCTGCTTCTAAAGCAGCACAGGAAGATATTGCTTTTTCATATTGGCGTACATACGGATTGCCAATTGCAATTACAAACACAATGAACATTATTGGCGAAACTCAGGATACAGAAAAGTTTATGCCAATGACAATTAAAAAAGTTCTTAATGGTGATGTTATGAAAATTCATGCATCTCCAACTGGAGAAGTTGGAAGCCGCTTTTATCTTCATGCTAGAAATCAAGCAGATGGTCTTCTCCATGTTTTGAGTCAACCATTTCCAGCTTATGGAGAATCAGATGTACCTCAGCGTTTTCACATTGTTGGTGAGCGTGAAGTAGATAATTTAGAGATGGCTCTGATGATTGCTGAAGCAGTAGGAAAACCACTTAATTACGAACTTGAAGATTTTCATTCATCACGCCCAGGTCACGACTTGCGTTATGCATTAGATGGGAAAAAGATTACAGATACTGGATGGACACTTCCAATTCCATTAAAAGAATCAATTCAGCGTACTGTAGAATGGACACTGCAGCACCCAGAATGGCTGGAACTATAAAATGACCTTATCCCTTATCGTTCCAGTACTAAATAACTTTAAGGTTTTTGCAGAATTGATGGCTACGGTTGACTACCCAGTTCAACCAATAATCATGGATAACTGGATTAAAAATCGTGGGGTGTCTGGTGCTTGGAACGAGGGGATGAGGAGATCCTTGAAATATGGCAATAATTATGCTATAATTTCTAATGATGATGCATCGTTTACTCCTGGAGCAATTAAAGAGTTATACGATACAATTAGATATACAAAGGCTGTTATAGTTTCACCAAATCAAAATGGAAAAAATCTTAAAGACAGCTTCACTCTTGAAAACGGTGCAGATTTTTTTTGTTTTATAGTAGATATTAATCAGTTAGTAGAAAATGTTGGATGGTTTGATGAAAACTTTTTTCCAGCATACTTTGAGGATAATGATATGCATAGAAGAATTAAACTTGCTGGTTTAAAAAATTATATAAGAAAAGATATTTGCGTAAATCATATTGGTTCGGCAACACAGTTTTTTGACAAAGAAAACCCAGTTGTTGATGATTGGAAATGGGATAAGGTGCAAGGTTACTATGTATTTAAATGGGGCGGAAAGCCCGATGAAGAAACCTATATTAATCCGTTTAATAGAAAAGATAATGATTTAAAATATTGGGAGAAAGATGTCTGATACACCTAAATTTTCTGTTATTGCTGTAGATTATGAGCACCATGTTCCTAGAGATGGATTTAGAAATGGTATTAAGTCTTTGGCAGATCAGACATTCAAGGACTTTGAATTAATTATTTGTCATGATGGTCCAAAAGCAACTCCATATGAAGAAGAAATTAATTTTGAAGAATTGGGTTTAAGCCCAATCATTATAAATACTCCAGAGCATATGCATCATTGGGGTCACTTCTCAAGAGATTTAGCTATGAGATCTGCAAGTGGTCAATACTTTATTCAGTTCAACATTGATAATGTTTTTTACCCAGATGCCTTTGAAAAAATTAGCAATAAGTTAGATGAGTCTGAAGAAGACATTGTTATTTTTCAAGTTAGACATTTTAAAGCAGCTGGAGGAAATGTATTTAGGGGAATTCCACCAGCAGTAAATAGTATAGATTGTATGCAATTGGTTGCAAGTAGAAAAATTTGGGAAGATATCAATTTTTGGTATCGATATGAAGGAGAATCAGACGGTCTGATTTACCAAGATATGTGTAGTCGCTACCCCTGGGTGGAACTGCCAGAATGTTTAGGAGATAATTACTAATGGCAACAAAAAAAGAACTTGAAGATTTATATAATGCAGCAAAAAAAGCCCCAGCAGGAGATCTTATTCTAGATGCGTCAATTGAAGTAATTGATTTGCTTATAAGAAAAAATATTTCTTATGGCAATTCAGCTTTATATCCAAATGGTATTTTTGCCAAAGGTGATGCGGTAGAACAATTATCTGCCCGCCTAGATGACAAGTTAAATAGAGTTAAAAACAACGAGTCGTTTGAAAATGAAGGTATGTTAGATGCCGTTGATGATATTATTGGTTATCTTGTGCTATTAAAAATTGCAGTACAAAATAAACAAAAATAGTGTATAATAGATATAACAAAAGGATAACCAATGCCAAATTATGATTATAAATGCTTGACTTGCGAGAACAAGTTTGATAGAGTAGTATCTATCGATCAAAGAGACGAACAAACCTGCGAAAAATGTGAAGGTAAAGCCGAAAGGCAAATTACATTTGGCGGTATGGTTTGGGCACCAACAGCAGGAGGCTGGAGATAATGGCTAAGAAAAATATTACCCCAATGAATTTAAACCCTGCTTGGGAAGTTACATATTCTTACCAACACGGAAGAGACCTTATTGAACCAGGAGATTTTATTAAAATTAAATTTCAGCGTGGTCAATTTAAATTTTTAAGATTAGTTAATCATACAGAAAAAAATGTAGCTTGGCTAGATTGTACCAGTCCAGAAGGATATCGTTCTTTTTATGTAGAAGAATTAAAAAATAAAGTAAAGCCTAAAAAGTTTAGGAAAAAGAAGAATGCCGTCTGACATAGAAGTTGCTGATAAATTTGATCAGATGAATCGTGTAGTTGAAGAAATGCTTAAGGGAAATAATCCTACAGCAATTGCTAGAGAGCTTGGCATTAAAAGGGTAGAAGTCCTTGAGCATATGGATACTTGGAAAGCTCTTGTTAAAGGCGATAGCACGATTCGTGAAAGAGCAAAAGAAGCACTTGCTGCAACAGATCAGCATTACGCAATGATTATTAATCGTGCCTGGGAAACTGTAGAACAAGCAGACGCAAATGATCAACTTAGTATTAAATCTCAAGCACTAAAACTTATTGCTGATGTTGAGGGTAAAAGAATTGATATGCTACAGAAAGCGGGACTGCTAGAAAACAATGAACTAGCAGACCAATTGCTAGAAACAGAACGTAAGCAAGAAATACTTGTGGGTATTCTTAAAACCGTAACAGCCTCATGTGACCACTGTAAGTTTGAAGTTGCTCGTAAACTTTCTGAAGTAACTGGCAAGGTAGAAGCCGTACAGGTAGATTAATGGAATTTAATGATTTCCTAGAAGCCCTAGAAGACGATGTATTTGAAGAAACTCCCGTAGACATTGAAGAGTTTGTTACAAGTAAAAGTTTTTTAGGGCTTCCCCCTTTATCGGACCATCAGTACACCATGATTAAAGCATCTACTCAGGTATACAAACTAGAAACTCTTATTCAGTTGTATGGCGAAGAAGAGGGACTAAAAAGACATAAACAAACTTGTACTGAAGTTATATTCCAGCTAGGCAAAGGTTCTGGAAAAGACTATGTATCAACCATTGCTTGTGCCTTTATTGTTTATCGTTTACTATGTCTTGCAGATCCTGCTAGATATTTTGGTAAGCCATCTGACGATGCAATTGATATTATTAATATTGCTATTAACGCTGAACAGGCTAAGAAAGTTTTCTTCAACGGTTTTTTAAAAAGAATTAAGAATTGCCCCTGGTTTGCTGGTAAATATGATGACAAGGTTGCATCTATTTCTTTTCCAAAATCTATTACCGTTCATTCAGGTCACTCCCAGAGAGAATCTTGGGAGGGATACAATGTTATCATGGTTATTCTAGATGAGATTTCAGGTTTTGAGCTTGAGTCTACTTCTGGGAATACATCAGCAAAAACCGCAGAATCTATTTACAAGATGTATCGTCAATCTGTTATATCTCGTTTTCCTAGTGTTGGAAAAATTATTCTTCTTTCATTTCCCCGATTTAAGAATGATTACATTCAGCAAAGATACAATCATGTTGTTGCAGAAAAAGAAATTATTGTTCGCACACATACATTTAAAAAAGACATTGACCTGCCAGATGGTATATTAGAAAATGAATTTACAATTGAGTGGGAAGAAGATCACATTACCCATTATAATACACAAAAAGTTTTTGCACTTAAAAGACCAACTTGGGAAATTAATCCTACAATTAAGATTGAAGATTTGGCACAGGCATTTTATGATGACCCCGTAGACTCTCTTTCTCGTTTTGCCTGTATGCCACCAGATGCGGTAGATGCTTTTTTCAAGTCTCGTGAAAAAATCGAAACAGCATTTGTGGAAAGAAATGGTGTAGATAATGCTGTTGGAACATTTGAGAATTTCTTTATGCCAGAAGAAGATAGTGAAAAAGCTTATTTTATTCATGTAGACTTGGCTCAAAAACACGACCATTGTGCTGTTGCCCTAGCCCATGTTGAGCACTGGGTAACTATGAAAATTGCGGGACAAATGAAAGAAGCTGCCCCCAAAATTGTTGTAGATGCTGTTAGATGGTGGACACCAACAACAGATAAGAGTGTAGATTTTGCGGATGTAAGGGATTACATTTTATCTTTGCGTTCTCGTGGATTTAATATTAAACTTGTAACATTTGACCGTTGGAACTCACACGACCTTATGCAGCAAATGAATGCTTATGGAATGAAATCTGAAATTTTATCGGTAGCTAAAAAGCACTATGATGATATGGCTTTAGTAGTAACTGAAGAAAGGTTGGTGGGACCAAAAATTCCACTACTAATTGAAGAATTATTACAACTTAGAATTATTAAAGATAAGGTAGATCATCCAAGAAAAGGTTCTAAAGACCTTTCAGATGCTGTCTGTGGGGCTATATATAATGCTGTTGCACATACTCCTAGAAATGTAAATCAAGAAGTTAAAATTTATGACTATTCATCTTATTATAGAGAACAAGAAGAAGATTTTCTTAAAGAAAATGCACACATCATTAAGATGCCAGAGTCACACGCAATGCCAAATGATATTAGGGCATTTTTAGAAATGGATCTCCCTGATGATGGGGAGCAAAGATTCATTGACAATTTTACAATCCTTTAGTATTATAGAGTAATAAAGGGGTATTAGCTCAGTTGGTCAGAGCAGCACACTCATAATGTGCCAGTCGTTCGTTCAAGTCGAACATACCCCACTAGACTATAGGCACCTTCTTAGGATGGTGTAGTTACTTGGTTAAGAGCCTATGGTTGGGCTAAGATGTTCAGCAATTTTCGTGCTGGATTTTCGTCAGGTGTCTATAGTCAATAAATGGTATAATTAATATAGCGATAGCTAAAAATAATAAAAAGGAATGATGCAAAAATGGCATTACCAATTAAAAATGGAAAGATCGGAACGCCTTATGGCAAGCCAGGTTCAATTTGGATGGCTGGTCATCATCAGGGCGCAGATTTTCCAGTTCCAGTAGGAACACCAGTTCTATCAGTTGCTGATGGAATTGTTGCTGGCGTGGGTCAGGTATGGGGTCCAAACTTTGGAAATCATCAGGTAGTTGTGCAGTACACAGTTGACGGAAAGCATTTCTGGGCAATTTACGCACATTGCTCAAAAGATTTTGTTAAAGTTGGAGACAAAGTAAAGAAGGGCGCAAAAATTGCTCTGTCAGGTGCTGAGGGTCATGTAACTGGTCCACACCTACATTTTGAAGTTCATACAGTTTCACACTGGGATGTAACAACAGATATTAATCCAGACTTTTTGTTTAAGGCGTAATTATGCCTTGGCACATATCAGATAATGCAAAGGGTTGTTCTGGTTATGCTGTTGTATTAGATGCAACAAGCGAAGTTGTCGGATGTCACAAGACTAAAGAAGATGCAAAGGCGCACCTTGCTGCGCTTTATGCAAATGTAAAGGATGTACAAAAGATGCAATTTGGACACGGAGCAAAAACGCCGTTCTACATTGAATATAATGTGCCAGATGCACAGGGTATGTGGGCGGTATGCAAAGAAAATAATGCTCAGGTAGTTGGATCATATTCTACAGAAGAAGAAGCAAAAGCAGCTCTTGAAGCACTTGTTGTCCAAGTAGATGGATATGAAGAAAAGGGAATTACTGAAGAAGGAACCCCAGCATTATCGTTTTGGAATGGATCTTTTGCACCAGTATTTGGCACAGAAGAACAAGATTCGAGATATAATTCAACTTATAATGCGCCACCAAACCATGATGGTAAAAAATCTACAGGGTATGGCAATAGTTCAGGCTACGGCTATAGCAACCAGTAAGGGGGAGCTATGTCAAAGTTTTGGAAAAGAATTAAAAGAGCAATTCACAAAAATCCAACAATTATTTATGGTTGGGCATCAGTGGGGGCAACATATTTGGTCAAAAAATATCCAGAAGTACCTAATGAATTAATTATACTTACACTATTAAGTTTTCTTGGTCTAAGTCACCAAGTACAAAGAATTGAAGATAAAAAAACAGAGGAAGCCCTCTATACACAATCACCAACACAAGGAGAATAATGGGAAAGCACCACGATAAAGTACTAAAAGCACTAGAAGGCAGAAAAGCTGCTTGTCCAAATAAAGGCGGGTACAATATGCCTGGCTCTATGAATAAAAAGAAATCGGGATACGCCAAAAAGCGTTAATAAGGTATAATATACATATGGATGATTTAGCCCTCTTACTTAGAAAAGCACAAGCAAATGCATTTCAAATGTATTCTCAAACTCATGGATATCACTGGAATGTGGTAGGTCCACATTTCAAACAATTTCACGCATTCTTTCTTGAGATTTATGAAGATGTGTTTGACTCCATCGATTTGTATGCAGAGATGCAGCGTAAGATTGGTAAATATGCCCCATTTGGTGCCGTAAATATGGCAAGACTATCTGATGTAGAAATTAATGACACACTAGACTTGAAGCCATTTGATATGCTAAACGAATTGTACAAAACAAACAATACAGTTTTAGAAAGTCTAACTAAACTATTTGATAAGGCTAATGCATTAAATGAGCAGGGTATTTGCAATGATGTTGCAGCCCGAATCTCACAGCATCAATTCTGGGCTTGGCAAATTAAAGCGTCATTTGAATGGGGCTGGGGATAAAATGACTCACAATCAACCACT